TATCAGATACTACTTTATCAGATACTACTTTATCAGATACTACTTTATCAGATACTACTTTATCAGATACTACTTTATCAGATACTACTTTATCAGATACTACTTTACTAGAATTAGTTGACATTTCTGATAATTGTTTCTCTTTTTCTTCAATTATATCATCAAATTTAGTGTTATTGATAATAGGTTCTTTATTTGATTCTGAACTAAGAGAATTTATAATTGATTCCATTGTATTTTTAAGGTTTGTTGGTTCCATTTTATCATAATCAAAATTCACATCATTTTTATTTGCTTCAATACTTTCTATAAAAGAATTTTGATTAGAATCAAATAATTCATTATCATTAGAATAAATAGCTAAATGTTTAGATGATTCAGAAACATTAGTTGTATTATTATCATCGTCATTATCATCATCATTATTTTCATGATGATCATTTTCAGGATCATCATTTTCATTATTCTCATGATTTTCATTAGTCTCATGATTCTCATGATTTTCATGATCAATATTTGGGATTATTTCATTTACATATAAATCTGATTGATTTTTACTTTCTAACAAAATTTTATTTTTTTTTTGTGATGAATTTTCTAAAGGTATAATATTAGATATTTGTTCTAATACAGGTTCATTAGATGGTAAATTAATTTTAGACAATGATAAAACAGGATATTTTTTAATTATATTTTCAAGTTCTTCAAATTTATTTCTTAAATATTCAATTTCTTTATAAATAAAATAAACCACAATTGTTAAACCTAATAATATTAAAAATTTATAGTCAAAAAGTCCCATATTAATATTTATAGAGATTCTTATATAATAATAAACTCACCATATTTTTAGTATATTTTTAGTATATTTTTAGTATATTTTTAGTATATTTTTAGTATATAAGTATTTATTAATTCTATATAAAAATATATGATTACAAAAATATTATTATTTATAATATTAGTTGTATTTATAAATTGTTTATTTATAAAAACAGAATCTTTTCAAAATAATAATAATAATGAAATTAAAAATAAAATAATTTACGGACTTAAAACTATAGATGATTTATTTAATAAACATGATATTTATTATACTGCTGCATACGGTACTCTTTTAGGAACAGTAAGACATTGGGATATGATTCCTTGGGATGATGATGCTGATATAAATGTATGGAGGAAAGATTATAATAAGATAATGGGATTAAAAGACGAGTTTAAAAAAAAAGGATTAATATTAGAGAGTGATTGGAAATTAATAAAAGTTTATTTTGACGATACGAAATATCCATTTATTGATTTATTTATAAATGATGTAGAAAATGGTAAATTAGTAAGATGTAGTGAACCATTTGATAATAATTGTACAAAATTGGATAAGATAAATAGTTGGTGGTGGGATTATATAGATTATCCGATTGAGTGGATAATAAAAAGGAAAAGATTAAATTTTGGACCAATAAAAATATGGTGTCCGATAGAATCTGAGAAACTATTAAAATATTGGTATGGTGAAGAATGTTTAGTAGTGTGTAAAAGTCCAGAATACGATCATATAACAGGTAATTATGTAAAACAAATAAATATTAATTGTGATAATTTACCAAAACTTCAATTATAAAAAAATGTTAAGAATTTTTTCTAATTATAATTAATGATATCTCCCGCCGATATTCAAGTTACCAAAGTTGATTTAACTTTATTCTCAACAGTCTTAGTTGTTTCAAATTTAGTAGGATCTCAATTAGCAATATCTTCATTATTTAGTGAATCATGGATGAATTTTTCAGTAGCGACTCTATTAGGTGTTGCTTTACATGGTCTTTTAACTAATAAAATCAGTTCAATGATAAATACTAGTTTAAATATAAAAAATGAAGGTGTAAATAAATCAGTATATGACCTAATAAAGTTTGGTACAATTTTTGTTTCTCAAAAAGCAATAGTATCATACATTAATAATCAAACTATAGTATTTGATAACAAATGGTTAATGACTTCTGGTCTAACAATAGCAGGTTATTCAGGATTTAACTTATTTGTAGAAAATATGGTTCCTAAGATAGGTGCTCATCAGCCATTATTAAATGATTTAATAAAAGTATCAATGGGTGCATTAACAGCTAATTATTTTGTAGATGGTACTATTAATAAAGCTCATTTATTAGATTTAGCATCTCTCTTATCAGGGTTTACAGCATTCCATTTAGTAACCAAACGATATGTTGTCCAAAACAAATAATTATAAACTTTCAGTTTATTATAAAAATGAATATTATTTAAAATTTTAAATAATTATAAACTTTCAGTTTATTATAAAAATGAATATTATTTAAAATTTTAAATAATATTAATTTAAAACCTAAGTATTATAAATTAATAAATGACAGGAGGATTACTTCAAATAGTAACATCAGGAAAACAAGATATTTATTTAACAATAAATCCAGAAATAACATTTTTTAAAAAAGTTTTTAGACGTCATACAAATTTTTCACTTGAATTAAAAGAAATAAATTCAGAACAAACACCAGAATATAATAATAATATAACATTTAATTTAAATATGGGAGATGCGATACATAGATGTTATTTTGAAATAGATTTACCAAATTTAATTTTTTCAGATAAATATGTAAGTGATAATAATTATAATATATATAAACAATCAAGAATATCCAAATATCAAGATCAAGTAAATTATTGGAATGATTTTTATATAAATTTAAAGGGATATTGTGATATTGAAATTCAATTATATCGTTATTTATTTATATTACTCCAAACAGATAATATAACAATTAATTTATTAAAAGATGAAGTGAATAAATTTAATTACAAAAGTAAAATAACAAAAGATTTATATAAAAATAAATTAGAAGATTCAGTTTATAATTTAATAAATATAACAGGATATATTAACAGTATTAATAAATTAATAACAAATAATAAAACATACGATACAACCAAATATATAAATAGAATGGAAATATTAAATCAGATAAATTTAATGTATAATAATATAATAGAATATTTAGAATATTATAATGAAAAAAAAAATCAAAATGAAATAAAAGTAGTAGAACTTCAAAAACCAAATCAAATAAATTTTAATTATGCAAAATATCTTGGTCATAATTTTTTTAAAAACATAACATTAGAAATTAATGGTAAAAAATTTGAAAAATATGATAGTGATATTTTACATATAAATCAAATGCATAAAATTACACCCGATAATATGTCAAATTATTTAGAAATGATAGGACATACTCCATTACTAAATAATTTTGATAATAATTCAAAAGGAGGCAGAAAAATATTAGTTCCATTAATGTTTTGGTTTAATAAAGATGTTAATTCAAGTTTACCTTTAGTTTCAATGCAATATTCAACAGTAGTTATAATAGCCAAAATAAATGATATAAAAAATATAATAGCATTTGAAAATTATGAGAAAATGTACAATGATATAACCAAAATAACAATAGATAATACAAATGGTTTTATAGTAAATACAAATTTAATTTATAACACTTATAAATTAAATCCGAAACATAAAAGTATAACTTATTTTTGTAATTATATTAATGCTGAATTATTACAAATTCAATTTCCAGATTTAACTTTAGTAGAAGTCAATATACTATTAGAAAATAATGGTTCAATGATTAATTCTGAATTAGTAATAAATAAAGAACAATGGATTGGTTTTATGATAAATATAACTAATTCAATTTATATAACAATTGCACCAAAAGTAGGAAATTATTATCCATATATAAATTTTGATTTATATTATAGTTTAATTCCAACACCTAAAATAAAATTAATAAGTGAAGTAGTTTTTTTAGATGATGTAGAGAGAAGTAAATTTGCCTTATCAAAATTAGAATATGTAATTGAGAAATTTAATACTGACATATTTGATATTAAAAATAAAAATTCATTTGATTGTGAATTATCTTTTAATTATCCATGTAAAGAACTTTTATGGTATATACAACCTCAATTATATTTGAATAGTATAACAGAAAATGGTGAAAATATGAGTTTATTATATGATACTTATAAATATTTTAAATCAGATCCAGTTAATAATCAAAAACTAACCCTAAATCAAATAGATGTATTATTAGAGAATGTTAATTTTAATTATTGGACAAATACATTATCCTACAAATTTTTAAATAATATTTTACCTGAAGGAGTTTATTATCATTCTTTTTGTTTATATCCTGAAGAAACACATCCATCTGGAACAGCAAATATGAGACAAATTAAGGGTAAACAATATAGAATAGAAATAAATCAAGAGTTTTTAAATGAATATTATTCATATTTATTAATATTATACAAATCAAATACAAATTTAATAAATAATAAAAAGTCAATATTATTAAAATTTATAGCTAAAAGTTATGATTTATTTGTTGTTCATAAAGGACAAGCAGAATTAATTTTTGATACTTAAATAAAAATTGAAATAATTATTAAATAATTAGTATTATCATTTTTATTATGGAATGTCCTATTTGTAACAATTATTGTAATTTACCAAATGAAAAAAAATTAAATGGAAGATTTGCTATATTAGATTCAACAGACCGATTAGTTTGTAATGAATGTTATGATATATTAGATTGGGCTGTAACAACATGCAACTCAACACCTATAATTAAATCCAAAAAAAGCAAACCAAAAGTAGAATCTAAAAAAAAAGATAATCAATCATCATCATTGATGATGATTAATTGTCCTAAATGTCATAACATATTTGCAGATAAAATCTGTAAATGTGGGTATAAAAATCCATTATTTCGTTTTTAAAAAAGGAAATATATAAACTTATTTTAATTAATGGATCCAATATTTCAAATTGATATTAAAAAAACAAATTTAGAAATAAGTTTAATTAAACATCCACTAACTTTTTTATTTATGTTAATATCTTATAATAACGAAATTTCAGATTATCATTTAAGTATAACTTTAAAAATCTTTTTAAAATATCATTCAAACATTGCAATAAATTATAATTTAAAAAAAATATTTATAAAAGAACTATTAAATTATCCATTATCATGGAATGTTTTATGTAGTTTTTATAAATTTATTAATAAAAAAATAAATTTAATATTTATTCTTAAAAAATGGTATTCATGTTATTCAAATCCAATATTTTGGAAATTACAAATTACTGAACAAATTGATTATTTACAACAAATAAAAGAAAATTTTATGGGAATTTATGACTGTTCCAAAGGGGGTGTTTCATATTATATTAGATTAGGTAATATTTTACAAAATACAGATACTGATAGATCTTATATTTTAGATGATGCTAAAGAAAGATTAACAACTATATTAAATATATTTGGTCAAAAATTATTTCAAGCTTTAGATATACCATTAATTTTGGTATCTGATTTTTACGATTTAAGTAATGAAAATTTAATTAAATATTTTATTGTTATTTTTGAAAAATTTTTGGAATTACTAAATCATACAATTGCTTTATTTGATTCTTATAATTTAATTTGTATACAATTAAATAATTTATTAAATCCAATTATTATTAATATTAATTCAAAATTAATAGATTCTGAAACAGAAAATGAAGATATTAAGTTATTTTGTTCACATACATTATAAATACATTGCTTCTTTATAAAATAAATTATTTATAAATAATTTATTTTATTTTATACCTAATAATATATGATAAAATTAGTTATTCCGTATATTATTATTCTAAGTTTATTTTTATTATTAGATATTCCAGTAATATTATATATAAATAGATCAATGTATGATAACCAGTTTAATAGAATCAATTTATGTTCTAATAATAGTATATTAAATTATCGTAAATATATCTCTGGTATTATAGCATATTTTTTATTGACTTTATGCATTTATATATTTATAGTGAAACCTGAGATAAATAATTATAAACAAGATTATAATGATATAATTATTAGAGGGATGATATTAGGTTTAGTAGTTTACGGAGTTTATAATACTACAAATTTAGTAACAATAAAAGAATGGGGCTTAATAGAATCTATAGTAGATACAATTTGGGGAAGTTTTTTATTTGGATTAATATCTGGTTTATCAATTTATTTAATTAAAGAAATTATTCTTCTTTAGTATTAAATTTATTAACAATATCTTCATATGCGATTTCTATATTTTTAGTAAAAGTGAACGAGTTAGCGAGATCAGAATTTAACATTCTAATTCTTAAAGTTTGATGAAGTTCTTTTAATTCATTAGGATCTTGTGCTAAATTAACAACTTTTTGAACATATTCTTCTCTAGTATTTGCGATATATTTTTCTAATCCTAAATTACTTAATAAACTAACCCCAACTCTACTAACATAATTAGATCCGGCTAGAGTAATTAAAGGAGTATTCATATAAATAGCTTCACTACTAATAGTACCTCCATTATATGGAAATGGATCTAATACAATATCCATTTTATTATAAAAGTTAAGAGCGTCAAGTAATTCCATAGATCCGATATCTAAACGTTCTTTTTCAATACCTAATTCAATAAATTGTTTAATAATAATTTGTCTAATATAACTAGAATTATAATAACAATATCTTAAATATAGTTTAGCTTGAGGTAATCTTTTAAGAACTTCAGCAAATGTTTCAATAGTTGGTTTAGATAATTTAATAGGATTATTAAAACAACATAAATTAATTTTATATTTATCTCTAGTATAATCTTTAATAGATTCAATATCTTGAGGAGGTGTATAACATTGAAATCCATTTGGTAAATAATAAAGTTTTTCAACAAAATATTTTTGTATATTAGGAGGAGTAGCATATTTATCAGTAAATCTATAATCAATTTCCTTAAGACCATTAGTTGAAGGATATGCGAAATATGAAATAATAACTCTAGCAGGTTTATATTGAAGAATATTCATTCTAGTATTTCTAGTGTGTCCCATCATATCAACTAAAATATCTAAATCATCATTAACAATTTGTTGAAGTATTTCTTGATCAGTTTTATTTTCAATAACAAACCATTTAGCATTATTATAAGATCTTAATTTTCTAGCAGTAAAATCAGTTTCTGCTTTTTTTTGATTAGAATTATCATAACAAAATATTTGAAATCTATCAGTATTATGATTTTTAAGAATACTATCAAACATATAGCCAACTGGATGAGTTATAAAATCAGTAGAAATATAACCAATTTTAATTTTAGTACCATCAATTTTATTTCTTTGTAATTGATTTACAATATTATTTAACTTTAGTTCTTTTGGGAAATAAGTATACCATTTTTGTGCTTCAGTTAATATTTCATCATTAGTTGTTTTCCAATTATATAAATTATTAAAAATTATATTACTTACAATTAATTCTTTTTTACGATGTTCTTTTTTAATAATAGCCCATTCTAATGATTTACCATAAGTTTCATTCATAACTTTTTTAAAATCAGGTATATCAGAAATACCAATTAAATATATATTTCCTAAATTATTAAGACAATTAATATTATCAGGTTCAATATCAATAATTGATTTATATATTCCCATAGATTCATGATAACATCCGATAGCTTCATATTTTTCAGCAAGTAAATTAGCAATTAATGAGTCAAATTCAAAACTGATAGCTTTTCTAGCATATTTAATAAATTTATTAATATTATTATTAAACATTTCAATAAGTGCAATATTTTTATAAACATTAAAATCTTCTTTAATATTTTTAGCAATTTTTAAATGTTTCATAGCAACCTCATTATTTCCAATTTTATGATAACATACACCAAGATTTAATTTAATAACATAATATTCATTAATATTTGGATAATAAAGTTGTGAATTAGCATTATTAATAGCATCACTATATTTTTCACTTTCAAAAAATTTAATAAAATTATTAATTAGTAATCTATGTTCTTGATTCATAAATTTTTTAAAATTATTTAATATTTTGTCAATATCTTTTTCAAATTTTTTACAAATAGTACTATATAAATAGTTTTGTCTAATATAATTACGATTAGTTTCACGAATTAAATCTTTTTCTTCATTACTTAATTTCATTAGTTTCAACTGTTTGATAATAAATTCTAATACATATTTTTCAATATCAATTTGAAAAATATTTATATCAATATATTCATTTAATCCTCCCATTGTTTCTTTTAATGCTCCTAAATTAGAAGTTATTACTATACAACCACAAGCCATTGCTTGTAATACTGTAATACAACTAGTTTCTTGAAAAGTATTTGGATAGGACAAATAATCAATATTATATAATTCATTTGCTAATTGTGTTTGAGATACCCCATAAGAACATGTAACAGAATCCATTTGTTTAAATTCATTAAATATTGCAGGATTTTCTTGTTGTTTATAAATATTCATACCAGAAAATATTTTTAAGGAAGCATTAGTTTGACGTTCTTTAACTTTTTTATATATAGGTACTAATAGATTTAATCCTCTCCAAGGAATTGAACAATATGACATGGAGTTAATATTTTTAGTTATAGGCATATTTAAGAACTGTTCAAATGGTTTTCCAATTCCATTTCTTAAAATTAGAGTTTTACTATATGAAATATTATATTTTTCTAAATATCTTAATCTTTGCCAATCACTAACAAAAATAAATAAGTCAATTAAATCAACAAGTTTTGTATCAGTTAATAATTTTGAAGGAGGTTGATCAATATCATGACCAGTCCATAAACAAAACATAGTTAATGGTTCATTTAATAAAAGTTTTAAGTGTACAACTTCTGTTGGAATACAACTTACAATTATAATATCTAAAACAATTTTATTTGCAGTAATATAACTTTGCCATTTAGATGCATCAACATGAATAACTCCTCTAATTATTTCATCAGTATTTCTTTTATTAAATAAATAAATTTCATGACCATTATTTGCCATTTCTTCTAAAAAAAAGCAAATAGCACTTTGGGTACCACCTAATGGAGAATTGTATGGAGTATCCAATGAATATTCCCATCCAGAATCAAATACAGCTAATTTCATTATAATTTAATAATTTTTTTTTTTATATATAAACTCATTCAAATCAAATAAAAATTAAGTGCGCTTTTCAAAAAACAAACAAGAATAAAAATTGATTAATTAAATTATTGATTAATTTAGTTAATAAATATAATGTTTAAATTAGATAACTATCAAAGTGAATTTACTAAACCTAAATATTTATTAAATATTAAACTTTGTTCTAATAAAATGGAAGTTTGTAATTTTTATAATGAATTTAAGTCTCATCATTTAGGTGATAGTGGTATAGATTTATATAATTTTCAAAATATTATGGTTAAATCATTTGATGTAGGAACCATAGATTTTGAAATTCAATGTGAAATGATAGATATGGAATCAAATACATATGTAAGTTATTATTTAGTACCACGTTCTTCAATTTCAAAAACAAGTTTTCAATTAGCAAATTCTATTGGAATTATAGATGCAGGATATCGTGGTAATATAATGGCAAAAGTAAGAAATTTTAATAATGAAATTCCAATTAGTTTTCCAATTGGTTCATATTTTCAAATAATAGCAGCAGATTTAAAACCAATTCTAGTAAATATAGTAGATAGTCTTAGTGAAACATCAAGAAATGATGGTGGTTTTGGTTCAACAAAAAAATAGTTAAATATATAATAAAATAGTACTAACTAATAAACAAAAATTTCCAGGACCAAAATGTTTAAGAATTTTGAGCCATTTAAATATTTTATCTTGATCATAATTAGGAAAAATTAATTTATAAGTTTGATATGAAATTTTTGTAATAAATAAAAATAATTTATATAATATTATTTCAAAACTATTACAGATATCTTTATTTTCTAATTCTTTTTCCAATTCTTTTAATTTCAATTTATAAAAATTATCATTACCTGTACTTTTTTTAGCAATAATTGCTTCATTAAGACCATATGATAATGATAATAAAAAACTAGTAATAAATAAAATAATGAGTGTTATATTGGTAGTAATATTTAAAGGTCTTGTTAAAAGTAAATAAGTGATTAATATTCCATTAGATATGTTATCAGATGTACAATCAAATACCATACCAAATTTAGATCCCATTGAATATTTTCTAGCCATACGACCATCAACACAATCTAATACATATCCAAATAAATATGATAAAAAAGCATAAATTCTATTATCAATATGTAAAAAATATATGGCAAGAATAGTAAAAAAAGTACTTAATAAAGTAACATTATTAGGAGTTAATCCCATACAGTATAATGGATCTACTAATTTATCTCCAATTGGAAAAAAAAGATTAATATCTAGCCAGGATTCAAATAATTTATCATCACCATATTTTGCCATATTTTTATATTTTTGTTCATCATATATAATTTTAATATTTGACATTTATATTATTATATAGAAAATAATAAAATTATTAATTTTATTATTAATATATTTTTATAAAACTGGTTGTTTTAATATTATCATTTATATTATTATTTTCTGGATCAACCAGTGTAAATATATCTTTTTGTACAAGTAATTTTACTTCTTTATCTCTACCATCTTTTGCTTCCAAATCTGGTCCTTTATTAATTTCCATTAATTTAACTCCTAAATTAGCATCAGGTGCTAAATCACATCCAAATAATTGGAATCTAACATGTTCACTTAATTTTTTATTTTGACAGATTTTTTTACTAATAGCATCCATGACTTTATTCATGAGTGTTTCAGCATTTATATTCCATATTTTACTAGATCCTAAATCTTTTTTATCAAGATGGTCTCTAAAGTCTTGTAATGTTAATGGATTGTCATCATATACTTTTCTATCAATATATCCAGTAGTAATATGTTTATCAAAATCCATATCATATTGATCATAATATTTAGGTGTATAATATACAAATCCATCTTTATGAATATATCCTTCAATTTTACCATTTCTACAAATAACAAGTAAATAATATCTAAAATTAATTTTACGTTGATCAATAATATATGGATCATAAACATAATCTTGAACTAAATACCAATTATTATTAAGACCAATTAAAATTTCATTTAAATTTCTAGTTAATTTAATACCTTCTTGTCGTTGAGCATAATTTTTTAATACATACATTTGATCAGGTCTTTTTTGTTTATTTTCTTCAAAATGTTTTGGAAAGTTTTCTAAATCATCTGCATTTTCAAGTAAATGAGTTGTTGGCATATATTTACTTGCATCTTTTCCATAATATTCTTTTAATAATTCCCATAAACCTAATTTAGAAGCTAACCAATCACATCCATCTATTAAGAAAACTTTAATACCTTTCTTATTTTCAAATGCTAATATATCTTTTTCACAATTATTATAAGAACATGGAATATAAAAATTATAATCCTTTGTATTATTTTTCATATTTCTATTAGTCATTACTTGTTCTAATAATTCTGGAACACTACCACAATCAGTAAAATAATCACCAAATTTTTCAACTTGTTGATTTTCACAATAATTTATAATTAAAATTAAATAGAGTAAAATTAATAAGATAATATATTTTTTCATTAATTTGATAAAGATAATATCTTTTTTATAGATTAAATTTTTTAATCAAATATATTAACATTCCAAATAAAATACTTCTTATGAGTAAATTTGGATATGGATTATCTAATAGTTTAACAAATGGCACTTTTTCATAAACTAATTCAATAACAAATTTATTATTTAATAACATAAAAAGTAATATATATAAAATAATATCTCTATGTTTAAAATTATATATCTTATTTAATGATTTCATTATATTTATTTCATTATTTTGGTCTAATTTAAAATTTTTATTTAGATTTTTATTTATATTTGGATTTTTATTTTTATTTTTATTTGTTTTAATAATATTTGGATTTAAATTAATTGGTAATGGATCTGGAATGTGTGTATTATCCATTTTATCTAAGTCCGATTCAATATTCTTAACTAATTCTTCCATATTAACATTTCGTTTAGGTTTATTATTAGGTAATTTTTTTTGTTTAATTGTTTCTGAGTTATTAATATTTTCTAATATTTTATCATAATCAATATCAGTTTCAGTATTTTGATTATCATTTTGTGTATTAGACTTTAATTTTAAAACCGATGTACCAATATCACTATCAATATCAATATCAAATTCATTCATTATTAGATATTAGATATTTATTAATTTTAAACCAAACTAATTATTTTTATTTAATTTAGTAATATACTTATCAGAAATATAATCTAATACTTTATATTTATTATAAATAATTTTTCTTCCTAAACTATCATTTTTTTCATCTAACAATTCACTAGGAGTTTTATAATCAGATAATACTTTTGATAAACTAATTATTTTCTTAACTTCATCTAATGTTATATTTCCTCTATAATTATCTGATTTCATTGAAAACCAAATACATTTATCAATAGGACTTTCAATTAAATTACCACATACATTTAAATTACCATATTGTGAGGTTGTATACCAAATATTTATATTATGCATTAAAAATGGGATTTCTAATTTTTTAAATGTTTCACCTTCAAAAAAACTTTCAGCAAATACATTTAAATCACCTACAACTCTATATTCACTTAATTCATCATTATCATATATAACAATTTTAGTATGAACTCTATCATATAAAACTCTCTGTAAATCAGCTTTTGTAATTGTACATAAATTCATAGAATCAGTTAATGAGGGAATATAATTTTTAAAAATAATAGCATTAGAATAAATTTGGTCTCCATTAATATTTATTAAACTAGCTAATTCATTTAAATTATCATTATTATTATAATTATTTGCTTTTTCCAAATCAATATATAACATTTCATATAAATAATATGGTTCTTCACCTATTATTTGAGTCTTAACAGATAAATCAGATATATTATATTTATTTACTTCTAAATTAATAGCTAAAACTTCAATAAAATTACTACTATTAGTTTTAACTAATTTAAATAAATCTAAATTCATTAATTTTTCAGTATAATCTAAATCTAACCATGAAATATGTTTAATAGTACCAGGTTTAATTACCAAACATTCAAATATATCATTATTTTCCATAACAATTTTATCTAAATAACAATTATGATTAACACTATCAGCCATTTTTATTATATATAATTATAATATAGTTAAAAATTTAACCATATTATTAATGCGTTTTAATTACAATTTTAACTACAATTTATAAAAAATCTAATAAGAAAAAGTTATAACTACAATTTATAAAAAATCTAATAAGAAAAAGTTATAACTACAATTTATAAAAAATCTAATAAGAAAAAGTTATAACATTTATTTATAACTTATATTAATATAAGTTATAATGTCAGATATTATTAGTAATTTAAATCACATATCACAACCTATCCAAATTAAATATACACCAAATTATTATGGATTTTCAAATCCAAATAATAATACATCTAGATATTTATTTGAATTATTAATTAATGGTAAAATAATAGGTAAAAAATATTTTAAAAATTTAGAAGAAACTAAATATGCTCATTTAATAAAATTAAATCATAAAATTAAACTTTCTAATATTGATTCTTATAAAGCTTTGCTTAGTATTTATTCATTAAATTCAACTATTTCATATGAACTTGAAGGAATAATAAATCAATATGAATCAAGTTCAACACATTATAGTGATAAGTTATATATTGAATTTACAAAAAATGATATTGGTTATACATTATGTTCATGTTTTTATACAGAATTAGATAATAATAAAATATTTGTATCACCACCTAATTAAGTATCAAATTTTATAATTATCTAATAAAAAAATATTTACTAATTATATTAATGAGTTATAATATTGAAAAAAAAAATGATCAATTTATATGTAGAAATAGTGAAATATATTCACCTACATATATATTTGAACTTATTTTCAAAGATAAGTTCAATAATGTTAAAATAATTAGGGGTACTAAAAATAGTAATTCTGGAACTTTATTATCAAATAAAGACCACATTTTATATAGATCAATTAAAAAATATAAATTAACAATTTGTAATATTAATTCTTTTAATAAACCTATTATTATTAAACAATATATTGATCATTCATTAACTACTAATACTTATTTAGTTCATAATATTTATTTAGAAATTAATAAAGGAATAAATGATATGATAAAATTTAATTATCATTTAATTTTTAATTAAATTTTATCTACTTTAACAATTCATACATAAACTTTTATATAATATTTGAACTTTTTCATTATCTTATCTAAATTTTAAATTAATTTAATTTAAAATGATTTTTTTAAATTAAATTATAATATTATTATAATAGATGGAAAATCCGAATAAAAATATATTAGAATTAGACGAAAAATTTAATAGATATTGTGAATTGGAAACTAAATGTATAACTAATATAAATAGTATTGCAGAAATTAAAAATAATCTTAAAAGATTATTAGGTAATCAAAAAAAAGATGATATTATTTTTTATAGAGCAATCATAGATAATTCTTATTTTTATTTATCAAATTCTCTCAAAATAAGGAAAATTAAATTTTTGAAAGATTTAAATAATATTTGGATACAAATTGATGAACGTAAACAAATGGATGAGATCAATAAAAGTAATTTTAATAGTCTATTAAAAGATTATAAAAAAATGTCAGATGAAGTTGTACAAGCTAAACACAATAATACTATATTAACATGGGTAAAAGATGATAAAATAGAAAATTTACAAGATTTAGAAAATACTTTTAATGAAATAATGGATTATCATACTAAATTAATTGAGTTTTTTTCATCTAGTGTAGAATTAGAAAAAGTATTTTATTGTGGAGAATAAATATTTTCTATATAATTATATATGACTAAAGAAGAAATGAAACAACAAGGACAGAATATAACACAGTCGCAAATTATTGTAGAAGAAAAAGATTATGCTTGGAAAAAAGAACAAGAATCTATTTTAAAAAAATGGGCAGATAAAGCATTATGTTTTAAAATGATGCATGAAAGATCCTATAAACGTTATTGGTGTCTTAATGCATGGTTTAATATACCTGTTATTATTTTATCAACAATTACAGGTGCCGGTAATGTAGCATCCACCTCATTTACTAATGCAGTTCCTTATATTCATTATATTATTGGTTCAATGAATATATTAGCTGGTATATTAGCAACTATTGCAACCTATACAGGTGTTGCTCAAAAATTAGAAGCTCATCGGTATTCTAGTGTTTCATGGGATAAATTTTCAAGAAAACTACAAATTGAATTAGCAAAATCTAGAAAAGATCGTAGTAAAGCAAAAGATTTTATTAAACAATCTGCTCTAGAATATGATAGATTAATTGAAATGTCACCTATTCTTCCAAATGATATTATTAGATGGTTTAGTAAAATGATTGAAACTGGCGAATTTGAAGAAGATATAGGTGCATGTGCACAGTGTTGTTTTGAATGGTTCTGTTTTCCTTTTGGATGTAGTTATTGTAACTGTTTTAATATGTGTTGTTGTGCATTAAAATTATGTCAAAGAACAAAAACACAAGATGAAATGGATGACGATAAAAATATTAAAAGTGTATGGAAATTAATAGAAATACCTGAAATAATTGGACGAATAAAACCAACTGAAATAGCACCTGAAATGATTCCTGAAACTCCACTTATTATTATTGAAAATCAAAAAGATGATATAAATAAAGAAGATGAAGATATTTATGATATTTATAATAGAAATAATTTAGTTTAATCATCATCCTCATCTCTCTGATATCTTATATAAATAAATAATATAAATATAAATATTACTATAATTACTATAATCCATATCCAACTATTTTTATTTATTATATCTATTAGTTGAGATACTATTTGGGCTGGTTGTTGTGTTAATAGTTGAGGTGTTAATAGTTGAGGTGTTAATAGTTGAGGTGCTAATGGTTGAGGTGCTAATGGTTGAGGTGTTAATAGTTGAGGTGCTAATGGTTGAGGTACTAATGGTTGAGGTACTAATGGTCGTGGTGCTAATGGTTGAGGTGATAATGGTTGAGATGCTAATGTACTTTGGGGAATATTTACTTTATCTGAAAGAGGTAGATCTCCTGCGGCTGCTTGAATATGTTCTATTCCAGATGCAGATAATAAATCAACTAGCTTACTAGCTTTCTCATAATATGCAGGGCCTTTAGTTTTAGCTTTTTCTGCTACTGCATCATAAATTTGATTATATTTTTTTGCAATATTATTTAATATTTTATTTGAAATTTCATTTACACTTTCTTGATCAAAAACACATTTCATATATAAATTAGCAATTGCTTCCTGTTCATTATCTTCAAATTCAAATGATCCCTTTCGATTAGATGCTTCATTTACAGCACACATTATATCTTGAATTACTATTTGATTTTGTGCAGAAGCATTTGATTGACATGCTGCAAAGTTTGATTGTTCTACTTTATTTTTAATTTCATTTGTTATATCATCATTATCAGTTATTTTAAATGATTCATCTAAGTCTAAAGATTGTTTTATACTTGCATCTAATTCATATTTTGAATTAACATCACATTTATTTCCAACACTGAATAGTCCTCCAGTGTTTGACGGACAAGAACTACCTAATTTATGAGCTTTATCTGGATCATATCCAGGTGTTGCTTTCATAAATTCATTTAATTGATTAGTATTATCAGATTGTAATTTTGCTAAATCAACAGTACCTACTTTTTCAATAGTTTTATTTATAGTAGTAGTAATATCATTTGAAATTTTATTAGTATTTTTTTGTTTTGTTTGTACTTCCATTTGTAATGTTGCAACACTTTTTTGTTTATTTCCACTAATTTTAACTGTTTCGCATTTAATTCCTGATATAAATATTGAGTTTGACGCACCAACCGCTGAAGAAGCTGCTACACTGTTTTTTTGAATAACATCTGTAGCAATATTATTAAAAATTTTAGATAATGAATTAACAGTCATTGAATGATTAATACGTTGATTATTTTCAAAACTTTTCTTAATTTTGGTAGTATCAGTAAGAGTTTTTTGATTCCCTCCAGATAAAAGCATTTCTATATAATTATTTTTAGAAATAAAAATAATCTAAATTTAATTAATTTAAAATTAATGGTTCTTTTAATTTTTCCTACCCAATTATTTAATAATATTGAATTTTTAAAAAAATATAGAGAAATTTATTTAATTGAAGAACCAAGATATTTTTCAGATTTTGCTTTTCATAAATTAAAATTAGCATATCATAGAGCTACTATGAAAAAATATTTTGATATATTAATAAAAAAGAAAGATAATATTAAATATATTGAATTTAATCAAGTAACAAAATCATTCTACTTAAATATTAAAAATATGTTTGATTCTATAACAATAATAAGTATTGGTGATTTAAAACTTGAAAAAAAAATGAAAGAAATTTTTGGGAAAAAACTTATTATTTTAGATAATATAAATTGGTTAATAAAATTAGATGAACTAGATACAATTAAAAATATTATTTTTAAAAATAATAAATATTCTCATGATCAATTTTATAAATATCAAAGAAAAAAATTAGATATATTAATAGATTCAATAGATAAGCCAGTTGGAGGTAAATGGTCTTATGATTCTGCTAATAGATTACGATTACCCAAAAATTATAAAGTGCCACCTATAAATTTAAAATCAATAAATAATAAGTATAGTAAAGAGGCAATTATATATATTAATAAGTTTTTTTCAAAAAATTATGGTTCACTTGATAATTTTATTTATCCAATTGATACTAAGAGTGCATTAAAATGGCTTGATAAATTTTTAAAAGAAAGACTACATAATTTTGGACCATATGAAGATGCTGTAAGTGAATCAGAACCATTTGTTTTCCATTCAGTATTAAGTCCTATGATGAATATTGGAATATTAACTGATACACAAGTAGTTACAATTTCATATAAATATTATTTAAGTCATAAGAAATCAATTTCTATTGAATCATTTGAAGGATTTATTCGTCAAGTTATTGGATGGAGAAATTATGTATACACAATTTATATGTTAGATGGTCCTAAATTATATGAATCAAACTATTTAAATCATAATAATACAGTTAATAATAAATTTTGGACCGGTGATACTGGTATTAAACCTATTGATTCTATTATTAATAAAATTGTAAATTATGCTTATGCACATCATATTGAAAGACTTATGTATCTTGGTAATTTTATGTTAATATGTCAAATTCATCCTCAAGAAGTATATCGTATTTTTATGGAATGGACTATAGATTCATATGAATGGGTTATGATTCCAAATATTTTTGGAATGAGTCAATATGCAAGTAATGGTTTTATGATGACACGTCCATATTTTTCATCCTCTAATTATATAATCAATATGAGTTCATTTAAAAAAGATAATTATTGGAATATTATATGGGATGCATTATATTATAATTTTATAGATAAACATCAAAATATATTAAAAACTAATTATGCAACAGCTTTACAAGTTAAAAATTGGGATAAAAAATCCCATAAACAAAAAGAAACTATTAAAAAAATAGCAAAAGAATATATTACAAATTTATTAAATTAAATAAAATCTATAATAATTTCCAAAAAATAATAACTAATGTAAAGTAATATTTTAATGGATTTAGAATTTGAATGTCCTCATTGTAAATTTATGTTTATAGTTAATACTACTGAAATTAATTGTGGTATATTTAGACATGCTGTTTTTTCTAATAGTATGATGCAAATTAATCCTCATGAAACAAAAGAAAATTGTGAAGAATTAATTAGAAATAATCTAATATATGGTTGTGCCAAACCAATTAGAATATTAAAAACAAATGATGATAAATATATTATAGAAATGTGTGACTATATATAAATTATTTATTTTTATTATGATATAGTTTACATATATAAAGTTCATTAAAGTTTGATTTACACCAACCACATATAAACCAATTATTATTACAATAATTACATTTAGAATAGTAACAATTTGATAAATATATATGTAATGGACATATATGATTATTACATATTGAACATTTTATATGATCTAAATAATCTATATTTTGTTGATAAAAATATAATTCATATACAAAGGCTGTTACTTCTCTTGTTATATAATATTGATATAAATTTTGAATATAAATATTAGATAAATAATTAGATACATTTATTGTTGAATCATATGTAATTCTTA